GGCCCTCGTCTCTCGTATTATTGTGCTTTGGGTGGGTGGGGAACGCTACCGTGAGATTGGATCCACTGTACGCGTGCGTCTGACTCGTTCTGGGCTTCCCCTGGTTCTCCCGTCGGGCCTTCGCAAGATCTTCCACCTCTTAAGGGGTGGTGATCATGCTTATGCCCTATTGGTGATCCGGGTTACCCTGACCTTGTTATCGGTCTACCGAGTCATCGGCTGCACTCCGATCGTGAAACTGGACACCATTACGGGTCTCTTTTCCGGTCTTAGTGCGACACTTCCCGTATGGGAAGTGGCTCAAGCAGTTGGCTTGTTACCACGGGCGTTAGTGATTGGTCCGGCTCTCTGGACTTACGTCTCAGAGTCGGCCGGGCCTAACTTCAAGAAATCAACCTGGTCTGCTGGTGTTGATGCTTTGGCCTTCCTTCGTGATCCACTTACGTGGTTTCACTGGTTGGTCATTGCAATTCACCAGAAGGCTTGGTTACTGATCTTTTGGAATCTTTTCACTATCGTGTGTGTATCACCTCTTGCTCCACTACTGATGATGAAGGGGAAATTTCCTAAGTACCTTGGGCGTCTGGTTACACTGTTTGAGGCAAGGGGTAAGGTTCGGATTGTCGCGATCACAGACTGGTGGACTCAAGTTCTCTTGAAGCCCCTCCATTCTGGTATCTTTGACATTCTTAAGCTTATCCCGCAAGATGGGACCTTCGATCAGATGGCCCCCCTTGCTCGCCTCATACCGTATGTCCAGGCTTCAGGGACTAAGGTATTCTCCTTCGATCTCTCAGCTGCGACGGATAGACTCCCTGTAGCCTTCCAAATGGAGGTCCTCCGATCCCTTGGGGTCGGTTGGGCTTCCCATTGGGCTGGGCTACTAGTGGCTCGTCCTTGGTTTCTGAAAGGAGATGCTAAATTTTACGCTGTGGGCCAACCCATGGGGGCGTTGTCCTCGTGGGCTATGCTTGCACTCTCTCACCATCTCATCGTGCAGATTGCTGCGCGTCGAGTTGGATACCAGGAATGGTTCCAGCATTATGCATTGCTAGGTGATGACATTGTTATCGCTGATGCGGCAGTTGCGGGAGCATACTTGGACCTCATGCGAACTCTTGGTGTTCCTATTAATGCCTCAAAATCATTTGAGATATTATCAGGGACCTGTGAGTTTGCTAAGAGGTGGATCCACCCATTATTTGGGGACTTATCTCCGATAAGTCCTGGGTTGATCCTTGGGTCTGTGCGTAACCCTCGTATGTTAGCTACCCTCTTCTCAGATTCTCTGAGCCGAGGTTTTGTCTTTCCCACGCGTGTTGTTAGAGATTTGAATCGTCTTCTTGCGATACTCCGGCCACGTAAGTGGCTAGAGAAACACATGAAGCCGATTCTTTCTTCAGTCTTTGGACCAACGAGTGGATTATGGGAAACCGCCAGTGGGCTCTATTACAGAGCTAGCTGGATCGGGTTGTACCCACACTCGATGGCGAAAAGAGTCGACGATATAGTTGATGCTCTGCATGAACTAATTGCCGATCATCAGGAGACTCCCCCTTCGGAGGAGGCCCTGAACGAACAACTCGTGGCCAACTTTTGGCTGCGCGCTGCTCTTTTCGGGTCTGACTTTAGAGGGCTTGTCTCTATGCCCTTTTTGATCTGTTCACCGGCTTTCTGGGTCTACAAAGACCTGGCATCCCGGGCTGAGGAGTCCATCCTTGACTTCCAACAGAAGAAGCTCGAATTCGAGCAAGCTCTGTTGGGTCGTGAATGGACCCTTCTTGAAGGTAAGGCCCTTTCTATCCGTGCTGTTAGTTTAGCGCGCCTAGTTAAGTCTACTTTCGACCCCGGTCTCCTCGAGTGGGATCGATTGCAGGCAGAGATTATACTCAACATTTACAAGGAGCACCTTGCAGCCGTTACCGAAATGGTAAAGGTAGCAAAGATGCAGTCCCGTGTAACTGCTGGATATAGTCTTAATCTAGGTTTTAGAAGCCCATGACGAATCATGCGCATCCCGCCACAAACAATTCCGACAGATCGTTCCTTAGTCCTACTAGGATATTGGGGGATCATACCAAAGCAAGTAATTGCTTTGAGACCCCTTGATATCCCTCAGTCG